AATTTCACCAGTAGAACTATCGTATACAACTTTATTTCGGAATTTAGTCATCATATCACGAAGATATTGGTCAGCTTTAATCTTAGGCATATTACCGACGTCGATGTAAAACACACGTCTTTCTGGTGCGCGTGATAATCGATAAATGACAACAGCATCTTCAACCATTCTAAGCTGATTGAGTGGTTTAATTGCTTTATGCAAATGTGACAACACCATTTGTTTTTTAGGGTCCATAAGACCTGAGTTAACATTAACAATAGAATCTGTTGCAATTTTAATTCCACTGTCTGTAGGTGATGCGATAAATGTTTGACCTAGTGTAGAAGCTTTATCATTATACACATAAAATTCTTGAGTGCCTGTAACAACTTCAACACCAGTTCTTGGATCTTTTTTCTTTATCACATTACGAATTTTCTTTATCTTACGAGGATCGACATAAACTAATTCTTGAATTCCAAGTTTAGGTTGCTTTTCATCTATTAATACTTGATAATATAATCTTCCATCAATATACCAACGTCTAAAAATATCATTACCTTCATTGGAAAAATTTAGTTTGCGTAAAACATTAATAAATTCATCGCGAATCATATCTTTAATGTTATCTGCAACTTCTAAATCATCTAAGATAATTGTAATAGATTTACCTGTAAGATCATGCACAATAGATTCATTAACAATATCGTCGATTGCAGATTCAAGCTCTGGTTGCATAGCCATTTCGCGATATCTTGTGATAAGATCACCCTCATTTTTAAATGAGGTTTCTAGATCTAAGTATGATCCAAAATATCCGCCTGAGCTGATTGCAACTGCACCATCGTCTGTTGTTGGTGCAGTAATTGCTGGTTGCAGATTTTGATTAGATTGTGATCTAACAATTTCCCAGCCAAATAAATTAATTGCCATTTTTTAGCTCCATGATAAAATTTATTAGCCTGGTGTTAAACCACGTTTTCTGCTGCAGCTTCCCACCATTGATAAGCAAATGTCACTGAATATTCTTCGATAGAATCATTGTTTCCCCAATCTAAATCGATTGGCGATAAATCATTTGGGAACATACCAACAAACTTATATGATTTAATCACTTTACCTGTTTTGCCATAATGTCTGACAAAAGCATCAGTTCCATAAGAAGTTGGTGTTGCAGCTACCGCAGCTCTTGTGTTAAATCTATGCGAGTTTACGCCATTCATCCAACGTTCGAACGCATTACGCACGACGAAATCTTCGTCGTTTAATACTGTTACAGTCCAGTCTGCAAAAGTTCTATTTCCTGCAAACTTTACCTCACGTCCGAAATATTGAACAGGAACAACTCCAATAGTAGATCCTGGAATTTGCGCAGTTTTACAAACGAATCTTAACTTTCTAGCAGCATTACCTGGTAAAGAGAAGAAAGGAAAATTCATCTCAACTTCAAACAGATTAGCGCGTGCGCCATCAAACTGCATTTGAGAACGAAATTCTGATACATTGAAAGCCATTTTATTCTCCTGACTTTATCCTATTTAATTAGAAGCGACCTACGATCTCATCGAATGCTACGCCGCTGCGAACAGCAACAAAGTTTAATTGGATAAAGTTGACGCTTCTTGCTGGTTTGATGTAAATATCGCCAACAAATTCATTTCTGTCAATAACTGCTGCAGTATTGTTGGTGTCATCGCAAACAACTCTAAAGTCAAAAATACCACGTCGACCTTGAACGTCACGTAAGAATGGTTCGACTAAGCCAACAAACTGTGCTCTTGTAAATTCATCATTAAATTCGAATAAGCTTGATCTTGCAGCTGCAGAGATTGCTTTTTCTAGAACAATGAACAGACGACGAACATTGATACGATCAAACGCAGAAGGACGACCCTGTAAGGTTTTATCGCCAAACAATACTGTTCCATCGCCAGGGAACGATACAACTGGATTCACACCAGCTTTGTATAGTGTATCGCGTTCTGACTGTGTTGGATTATATGCTAACTTTACAACATTTCTGATTTGACCACGATTCAAACCAGCTGGTGAGAACCATGGGTCACGTTGTAAATCAGTTCTTACGCACAATCCAGCGATATCTGCATTTAATGGAATATAGCGATATACATCATTGTATTTGTCGTATTGATATTTCCATCCACTATCCATAAATCCATATGATGTATCGTTTAATAGTGCACGATATGCAGTTATATTTGTTGCTGACGCTGCAGCACCAACTACGTTTGCTTGTGCAGGAGAAACAAATGCGACACAATCTTTACGAGTATCAGCAACTGTTAAGTATTTGTTTGCAACTGTTGTTCCGTCAATTGAAGAATTAGCTGCTACGCCAGAATCTCCAGCAAAGAGCAATGATATGTCAATTTTTTCTTTATTTGTGAATAGATCAATTGCATTTGTCATATTTGCTTGAGTGACTGATCCATCAGAGCCATTTGATAGTGAATATGTTGCGACAGCTGGTTGATGGAACGTATCGCCAGAGGCTGATACTGTTGCAACAGTTTGACCCCATGCGTTTGTGCTGTTTGATCCAGCTGGGTGACCTAACCAGTGAACGTATCTAGAATTTCTATATAAAAATTCTTTATAGAAAATCGTTGAACCATCATCGCCACGTGCGTCGGTGGCTTTTGATAAATTTGCCCAACGCTCTAGAACTGTATTTGCTGTTCCTGTAAACAAGCCATTTTCATCAACAACTATAACATGCATTTCATCTTTAATATTTGTTGCGCCAGCAGATACTGCATAATTTGAAGTATTTGGAGCAGCATCAAAGTAAGTTGCATAAGCCCAACCTGAGAAAGTGGACTCAGCTGCGCAAACTGAAATTTTCAATGAGTTTCCAACTGACCCAGGATATCTTGCAGCAAACTGAACGAGTGTATTTGCAGCTGAATAGTTATTATTAAAATATTCATCGTCATTCGCCACGATAATATTGTGGCTAGAGTTTGAGACTGCATTATTTGAACTATTTGCGCCAGCTGTTGGGTTGATGACGCGAACTACGCGCAAATCATTACCATACGCTAAGAAATTTGCTGCAGAAAGAAACGATACTGCAGAGTTTGAATCTGGTTCGAAGAATTTCGAGACTAAATCTGATTCACTGCTGACCTGAACAACTGTATTTGCTGGACCCCAGCGGAATACACCGACGGTTCCTCCAGTTGATGTTCCGACCGCTGGAACTGCTGTTGTTAGATCAATTTCAGAAGTATTAACTCCTGGGGAAACTAAAAATGCCATGTTTTTACTCCTGTTTTGGAGAATTAAGAATCTACGGATTATTTAGTAAAACATTACTTTTAAGATTTAACGACAGTCCAATACGCTCCACTCTCAATAAATCCATCATTATTGTCAACATCGATGTGCCCAGCCAAGAAATCTGGCAATTGTTCCTCTTCAATCTGTTTCATTTGTTCAGCATGTAGTTTAGCTTTGATATCAATGTTAGTTAAATCAGAGAAGAATGATTGGTTTGTCATCCAAGAGAATAGAACAAGAGTCATTACAAGATCATCATGACTTCCTTCTTCAGCCTCATAACTAGAACCTTTGGCAATAAATGTCGATAGTTCTGAGATTGTTTCAAAATCTTGAACTAAGAGTTTTTGCCCCTCAATTAAATTTTTTAATATTGAACACCCTAAACGTTTTACTGATTTGGTTGTTCTAATACCTCGCTGAGATTTAGTTCCATACCCCCAAGTTAATGCAATTTTACCCTTAATATCAACAGTTGACAATATATTTTCGTATTCGTGATCCTCAAATAAAGAGTCGACTATTTGTTGACCATTATCATTAATTTCTACTAAAATATAAGCTTGATTGTAATAGTCACTCATTCGTTTTAATATAGAAGGATATACTAATGGACTGATATTATTATCTTTAAATGTGCAAACTTGTTTATATGGAATTTGATTTACATCGATGATACTAAATGCCGAATAATCTAGCCCTCTCCCTCTAGATGTGTCAACTACGGTAACATAAATCTTATCTTTTACAGGTCCATCATATATTTTTATTCCATTCTCAGAGAGATGAATTGGTTTAACAAACGCAAGAGATTTGAGCGCAGGACCAGAAAGCAAGGTTCCTGACGATCCCATAAACTCGCATTCCATTTCTTGAAGGAATTTTTGCTCTCCAAGAACACGACGTTGCTCATCAGCCCATTGCTGAGTTCTTCCTGGAACTTGACGCCAATTCGCTTCTACATGAGTAAATCCATTTAATCCCTCAACAGCTTCAGTCCACATTTTGTAGAAGTGATTCATCCCATTCGGTGTTGAAGACATAAGAATCTTAGAAGTTTCACCAGAAGAAATCGTCGGATAAACGGATGTGAAAAATTCTTCAGCAATATTACTTGGCACGAATGCAAACTCGTCAAGGTATAGAAGCGAGATAGAGAAACCACGGATCGCACTTGATGCGGTAGAGTTAGCCAACACACGACATCCGTTTTCTAATTCAATGTCACCCTTATTCCAAACTTTTACACCCTGCTGAATCCACATTGGCAATGCTTCGTATGCTAATTTAATACGAGCAAGAATTTCGCGAGAGGTGCTGGCTTTGTTGGCAAGAATCGCGACTGTTTTGTCTTGATTAAAAAGAATATACCATAAAATGTAACCAACAATAATCGTAGTTTTACCAACCTGACGACCAGCTTTAACAATTACGCGACGATTATTATTAATATCGTTGACGACATTTTTTTGAAATGGATATAATGAAATTTGTATAAAACCTTTGTCAAGTGTAATAATCTTAACATAGTTCTCAATAAAATATTCTGGATTTTGTGCGCACTTAACATACTCGCGGACTTGATCTTCCGTGAGCTGCATTGACATATTGACTCGTTTTAACTTGGGGTTGCCAAGATAATGCTTGAGTTTAGCCGCTATTTGATTCATTCTTTAACTGTCTCAACAACTCAGCAGTGCTTCCAACAAATACTGCTTTGTCGACATTAATATTAGTTTGTGTGGCTTGCTCGTCTTTTGGTCTTAATTCTTGTTGCTGTTTTTGAAGAATCATTAATTTCTCTGTAACATCAGAAAGATTTTTAATCATGTTAGCAGCGACTTCATATGCTCTTGGATGTTGCGATTCTTTAGCAACTTCTAATATACCATCAAGCGCTTCGTTACCTTTTTCTATTAGATTATAATAGTTTGCGCGTGAATAATCCGCATCAGGATTTTCGTTTTCTGATTGGTGTATTGTTATTGGTTTATCTTCTCTCACAACAGGAATATAATCTGTGTTTAAGATATTAGATAAATTTTCGTCAACTTTACTCATAAATTATGTTATATTTGGATATTCTTCCAAGGTTTCATCAAATCCAAATGCTGAATTAGCATTTGCTGTTGCTGGGTCAGGTCTTACAGTTAAATTACTTACTTTATTATTGTCAATTTCAAACGAAGAAATCTTATATGCAGTATTTGTTGATGCACCAGTTAAAACGTTGTTAACTGAAAATGTTCCACTAGAGGAAGAAACTATTAATGTATTGCTAATGTTATTCCATTGATCAACATATGCTGATGCATTGATATCAGTTAAAGAACTTCCAATAAACACTAATTCTCCGATTTTATAATCGCCAGATCCTTGAGTAACAAAAATTTTTCTAGAACCAGAAGAATTATAGATGCTATCGAATGTATTTGCTGTCGATTGACGAATAATTGAAGTATTTGTTATTGGTCCAAACAAATATGCTTTAACTGTAAATTCTAATGTCCATACTATAGTTCGTAATGATTCCATTGGTCCATCTGTATTTTCAACTGAATATCCAACGTTTTCAAGTATAATTGGAACATCGATGGGCTCAGAGATGTCAACAAAATTTACAGACAATGTATAATCAGGATTAAAGTATGGTAGAATTTGTTCAATAATTTGTGTTCCATCTTCTGTATTTCGCACAAAAATATTTAATGTAAAGTTAAAATTATATGGAGTTGAATATGTCGTTTTAATTTCTGTATTTGATTTTGGTGCAAAATACTTTTGAAATGCCGAGACCTTTCTTAATGGATCATACACAATAGATTCTAGATCAAAAGTCATTCTAGGTAGATTAATTTGAACTTCTTTTGATAAATTTGGATCTTGCGTTAAACGCTGATAGAATTTTTCCTTTGACATATATGTCAAAGGAACTATAATACGTTCTATTTCAACTGTATTTTCTTTGTTGTATCTTTTAAGCATAATGTTATTAAACATTGTGCCGAATGCAACAACAAGTTTTCTTGTAATTCTATGGTAAAAATGAGAGCTTGATAACATTATGGCTCATCCGAGGATCCGAATGGATTTGTTTCGGTCCAATCTAAAATACTATCTGCTTCGGTTTCTACAATAATATTATCATCTGCATCATTTTGATTATTCATAATATTTCCAGAAGCCATTCTCCAGCTTGCAGATGTATTAACACCCTTGATAAATTGACCTGCAACAAATGTTCCTTTGATATTTCTTATTTTTAAAATTCGTGTAGCTTTATCGAAGCCTGCAACATATCCTTTTATTGATGCTGAGGCATATGTTGCGCCTTGATATACTGGCTCACCGATTTCGAAATTACCTACACCTCCACTATTAACAGTAAAATCTATTGCGTAGGATTGTCTATTTTGAATTTCATCAATTTCAAAAACACCAGTATCAAATAATTCTCCATTGTATTTAAAGGTTTCAATTGTTAAACCAAACATATATGGCGCTATCTTGCCTGCTTGAAAGAAGTTTTTTTCTTCTTCAACTCTTTTAATTTCCATTAATTTTTGTTGAACGGGCAACCAGATTAAATCCCCTTCTTTGGGGCTGTTTCTAGTATCACTTGGTATAAATCTAGAAAAAGTTCTTCTAGCAACAGCAATTTTTGCAGTTTTTTGAATTTCTAATCCAAATTTACTAAAAAATTCTTGGTTTCCTTCGAAGTCATTGAATGTTTCCATATATACATCGATGGTATATGACTCATTGTAATATTTTACTGGATCATCACCAAATAATTCATCAACAGTTGATTGCGATGCTCTAGGAAGGTAAATAACATCGATACCATGATTTTTTATGGACTCTAAAATTAAATCCTCAACAAGAAATTGTTCTCTTGTTGCATCTTGATTATTGAAATAAACTGATGTAGGCATTTTAACCCACTAACATTTGTGGTGGTGCTTCGTAAACATCGCGCAATTTTTCTTCGAGTGCTGCGATTTCTAATACAGCATCGTTGTAAATTTTTTCGCCATTTACAACTAGTCCGCCTGGTAGAGTATAATTCGAATATTTTGTTATGTTTGAGCCCCATTGTTCTTTAAACAATGCCGTTGTATAGTCTTTAATCCATGTATCGTTGAATATTTTTGCATATGATCCTGGATCAACAACTCTATAACATTGAAATACAAGATAATCTCCAACTGCAACTCTGCCGCTCCAGTTCATTAATATTTTTAATTGATTTATTTTTTTATTATAGGTAAACGGAAGTTCGCCCGTAATAATCATATCTAATGTTGAAAGATGTTCTCTAGAGATTACATAATATGTGTAAGAAGAAGAAAGTAAATTATAAAAATCGTTTAATCTAATTTGATAATTTACGTCAAAAATATTAAATCCTGCATCATTGGTAGATGATATTGTGTCAGAATTAATTGGAAGAACTCGACTTACACCAACAATTGTATCTGCTAAAGTGACATAGCCATTAGCAATATCGCCAGAAGTTACAGGATGCGCAAGATATAGTTCTTCTGTTCCATCATAATGATAGTCTCTAAATTTAGAGAGAGCATCATCAATTCGATCGTCTAATTGGTCGTCATCAACATTAATGTCGATAACTGGAAAACCTAATTTTCTTAGGCAATAATCTTTTAATTGTTCTCTGGTAGTTGGTGTAGCCATTTGATTACCTTCATGCGCATCTACCAGTATTTAGTTATTCTAAAATTAATTCTGTTAACTCACTTTTTGATCCCATTATTCCTTTAAAAAAAGTATTAAATGAGATACTTATTCTAGTTTGAGTAGACGAAACAGTTTGCACCATATGTTCAAGATTGGACGGGAAAATATAAAGTTTTCCTACCTCTGCCTCCAACCACCAAGATTCAGCATTATATAGATTATAAATTTTCGGAGTT